TTTCCAGTCAGCTCTAACATCTGAACCACATTCACGATGAAACATGATTCGAGATTCTTTGTGTACCTTGTTTCCTTTGTTGTGTTCGAGTAATTTATCTCGAACCCATTCAGAGAAGTTTGGTATTGTTCTTGCTATTTCGTGTGTCGTCGGACACAATGTGACGTTTTTCGGGCGCATCAATCTAATCCAAACGTTCTTTCTACTTAATGCGTACGCATGCATCAAGAAAAAATCAAGGTAAACCTAAATGCAATGGCTAGTTAGCAACGGGTGGGTGAGTGGGGTTCTAACTTAGTCCACCTTTGTCACCGGGGGCTCGCTACGCTCGCGAAGATAGAATCCAGGGATTGTTTATAGGCCGAACCCTATTATGATAGGTTGGAGGGAGGACCTAGGCTGGCGCAATTCTTGCAGAGACAACCTCCCTCCACCCAACAAACGTGATTAAAATGGCTACAAAGAAAACCTCAATGTTTACGCTCACCGAACGAATTACAATCAGTACAGCTGCAACTGAAACATTTGCTACCATCGATCTTGGTAGTTATGTTGATGTTGGAGATCGTCAAGCACTTCAAGTTCATTCAGTTGATTACATCTTCCAAGGTACAACACCGGATGCTGACTTGCAGAGCGACCTTGGCAATGGTGCAGAATGTCACGTTCAAGTAACTGATTTGAACCGTGGTGGACTTGTATTCTGTAATGACCGTGCCCTGGTATCATCTGGTTCACTAGCAATTGATTCATCTGGCGGTCGAGACCGTGTAGCTGACTTGTACCCAGACAACTATGGTAAGGGCTCAGATGATGGCCGATTTGTTGTTAATGATGCACTTTACTGCACTGGCTTGGCTACAAGTCTTGTCGGACCTGTCAACGTTACCATTCGAGTTAACGCATCCATTGTCACCCTTTCCAACAAGGACTTCATGGCAATCGCAATTCAATCTACTGCCGCTGACAACTGAGGTTATCTCCTATGACCTCAATCGACGATGCGATTCGTCTCCTTCAGGAGATTAAGGAACTTGGCGGATCGGTGACAACCACTCTCGAGAAAGCAAAGCCTGTCGCAAAGAAAGCAAAGAAAGCTGTCAAAAAAGCAAAGCGTGCTCCTAGTGCTTACAACAAGTACATGAAAAAGCAACTTGCTATTCTAAAGAAGAAACATCCTCGTTCGTCGCACCAGGTATTGTTCAAGAGAGCTGCAAAGTCTTGGAAGCGATCACCAGAAAGAAAGAGGTCGATGAAATGAAAACAATGACCAAAGAATTCGGATATCTCAATATTGGACAATCAGTTCCTAATGTCTATACTTTAGAGAATAGTGCAAATGGATGGCGACAAATTGCACCACCATTAGGTACTTTCATCAATACTACTTATTTTGATTTGGCTGGCTTGTCGATTGATGACAAGACGTTATTCTTCAGTGGAGCTACAACACAAGATGTACTCAATCCAATTGTACAGAATCAGGTTGCAGGTGACAACATGATTATTGTTGATGTTATGAGCAGCATTCCATTAACCGACCTTGAATATTCGGGACTGATTACACACGGTAATTTTCCAAGTTCAGCTGTAAATGGTTTGACATTTGACCAAACAATATATTGTCGCATTCGTCAATATGCTGTTGACCTGGATACAGCTTCATGGGGTTCAATGATTTTGTTATCTGACAATCAATTGGGTTCATTAAATCCTACTGCTTCTGATCGTGTTTATGTTGCAAGAATAGTAACCTTCGACGGAGCAGCAGATACAGTTAATCTTCCGCCTGTTCGATATGTATTGCGAGCAGATGCTAAAGAAGAACCAGAGTATCAATATCTTATGCGACTCAAGCGCAGCTATGAATTGCAACAAGAACCTGATCGTGATTAAGATGTTTTACGGACCAATCTTTACCAGGGGCATTGATGATTTTTTGTTCGAACAAATTGTTGATCCAATTTTACCAGGTCAAGGTTTGCCAATTCCTGCGCCAATACGAGTAGGACTATTTGCAATTCAACTGCAAGTGCAAGCAGGTCAAGCAATAGCAGAAGGTGAAGTTGCTGGCAAGTTCCAATACACTGGACAAGCTGCACAAGCAGAACGAGCACGATCCCTGGGAATGAATCTCATCTATCAACCAGGAGGCATACAAGTATGACTGAAACTGAAACTGAAACTGTAATTGAAGAATCGAAATCTGCAACTAGAACACAACGCTTTGCCGAGTGGCTCATGAAGCGAGACGAAAAGCGTCAAGAAAAAGAAACCAGTCTTGAAGGATTGATGAAGTTCAACATCTTTCTTTCAACTATTACATTGGTATCTGTGGCTGGTGCGACTGCACTCGACTATGCAATGATTGCATGGCTTTGGGTCTAATCCCAAATCCATTCTGTACGATCAGGGTACCTGTTGTGAAAATGAAGCAACACTTCTCTGTGTGCGTCGCACTTGAGACACACTTCAAGAAATCGAACACGATTATGTGTTGAGCCTTGGTATTCTCTATCAATTGTAGCGTGTGAACATTCTTCCCGTTCGCAATCTTCGCATTTATTAGGATCGTTCTTACTCATTTCATCAGGCCATAATTCTTCACAACCGCACCAGTGACAGATACGAAACTTAGCTTCATCGTCGCTCATTCTTCTTCCTCCGGTACAAACAATGTCTGCATGTGGTCAATCCAAATGCTAAGAATAGTTCCGTCGTTCCGTACTCGAATGTAACCGATATCCTGGTTACCACCAATTGCATAAATTCGTTCGTGATGACTTCCGCTCATTGTCGAGGCCTCCATACGACATCAGTGTTGCATTTCTCACAGTAACCGAACCAGGCGTAAGTACCATCCATGAATTGTTTCCAGTCAGCTCTAACATCTGAACCACATTCACGATGAAACATGATTCGAGATTCTTTGTGTACCTTGTTTCCTTTGTTGTGTTCGAGTAATTTATCTCGAACCCATTCAGAGAAGTTTGGT